GATGTGGAAGTGATTTTTTCATTTTTCTAGCTCCTATTTTAGGTAAACGTGGAACGCCACGTCGTTTGGTGGAACGGGAAGGGGAACGTGCTTGTCTCTTTGATGAGGACTTACGAGCTTTGAGTGATTGTGTATAAGATTTCTGTGAGATCATCTTACCATCACGAAAATACATTTTACGCCCATTGACACCTTTTCTGATGTAAAGTTTCTTTCCCGTTGCCATAAATCATTAAAGCCAAATCCATTATATAAACATATCTACTACACAATTACTTATATTCTACCATCCTTACTTAAGTCTTGATGAGTGACCTATTAGCAACGTATCGAAAAGTCAAGAGTTTTGCATTAAGAGACGGTGAACATGCCGTCTTACGCTTCGTCGGAGGCCTAGACCGTGAATTTAAGTGGACCGACTCGAAAGGTATAGAAAGAACCTACCTAGGGATCAACGTATTTCTAAAAGAACATTCTAGTGAGTTCTATAATGGACAATGTGATACAGAAACAGTCTTTAGGGTAGGGCTTGGAACTACTTTGGACCAATGGATTGAAGACGGGGGTTTAAAAGACATGGATTCTAAAACAGAGTCTAAGATCATATACAAAGTTGATAACTCAAAAGCTTTGGGTTATGGTTTAAGAATTGAGGGAAGGGAAAAGTGACCGAAAGAGAATATCAAGAACAGTTATCTAAAATCGTTATGCTTTTTTCTAAGGACATAGTGGATATAGTTAGATCTAGAATGGAAACGATTGTGAGAGAAGAACAATGACCTGTAGTTGTATGCGTGGTAGTGCATCCGCTTACGTAATCAAGTGTTACAAGTGCCGCCGAGGTAGGGCCTGAGTTTAGGATAAGGGAGTAGATTGTATGTGGAAAGTAGATAGAGTGTCTTATTGTGGCTTAAAAGTGGGTTATTTGCGTAATCCCATAGCATCAGACACTGTATCTACTGCGCCACTCGGCGTCTTTGATGCGTTTTGGATGATCGGTAGCAATTTGCTAGCGGCGGCTTGGACATACCAAGGTTGTCCACTCAAATCTTTTGTCATATTATGCAATAAACTTAATTGTGAGCCTTCCTCACCTTTACCTAATTCTTTAGCGGCATTACCCATAGCACCAGACCAAAATTTTTGAAGACTCTCTCTAGCTCTTGGTAACATAAATTCCTCAAAATCTTTTAATGTTTGTTCTCTTATACTTCTTACTATAACTTCTAATCCTTCATTAAGTGCATCATCTGAATCTTTACTTAATAGCCATGTCTCAATCTTTTTCTGAGTCTTTAACGGTATCCAAAATGTATAAATTACTAAGTATAACAAAAAGCTCATAATCCATACAACGATAAATTGTTCGTCGTTCATTATTCAAGTGTTTTCCTTATGTATTCCAAGACTACTTTTTGAGTATAACCTTTTCTTATTAAACATCCTTGAATATAGATACCTTTAGAAACTTTATTTTGTAACCAGTTTGGAGTATCTCTTTTGTAACCGTTTTCACAATCACGATAATCTGATATGATGTCTTGTGGATCTAACTTTTCAGGTAGTATCTCTTCTTTAACTTTCCTTATTATCTCTTCAGTTGATGGTATATCTAAATTTCTTAAAGCCTCTATTACTTCCTCTATAACATCAGCTAACTCATCTACCGAGTGATACATAGAAGCTAAAACTACTGGAGGTGGAAGATTAAGATCTATTGTAGGTATTGGTTCACAAATTGCAATTAATTTAGATAAAGCATCAGCTCTTTTGTCTAGTCTGGATATCATTAACCACAACCCGCCAATTATGACAGGTTGTAGTATTGGAACTGTAATTTGTAGGACTCTCGTAAAGTCTACATTCTTCATTATCTTTTCAAAATCTTTTGCTGAATTAGGTAATTTCATGTATATATACCCCAATATGGGTTTTTACGATTTAAGCACAAAACTAAAGAACCAGGCCTACTAATACCATACTCTAGAACGTTCATACCTTATAACCTGTTAACATACATGACATACTGCCATTATTACCACTTTGAGTTGCTTTAACTGCCACCGTTGAATTAGGAGGTATAACAAATTCAATCATCTTTGGTTGAACTCCTAAGTTAAAGTCTACTATTACAATCTTCTCGGTAAACATATTGATCCCGTCTACTTGTATCGTATAAGATAAGGTTTCACCGGCACCCATAGCTGTCCAGTCAATACCTATCATTATCCTAGTTAAAAAGTATTCAGCAGGGTTTGTATAATCTAAAAGCGTTAAAGCTGAGCTAGTAAGTGCTTGAGTTCCACTCCAGCCATAGATGTAACCCTCTTTAACTCTATTAACACTTAGGCTTGGTGCTAAGCTCACGAGTAAACTCTACCAGTTAAAACGGTAGTCCATATATTACTTGAAGTATCGGTAACGTTAGCTAAAGTTATTTTAACATGTGTATTAGGTGTAATGACTAGATCTATAGGTTGATAACCTGTAGCTGTTGATTGATATGTTTGTGGAACTGTTTGACTAACAACAGCATTACCGTTTAAATATATAATTTGGTTGTAATCATCATTACTTATTCCGTTAGAATAAAACGCTATTTTTACTTTAAGATATTCTTTACCGGAATTAAATTCCAATACAGTATTAACAGTATTGGTAACGGTAGTAGTTCCGCTATAAGCATAACAATGATCACCTATTACGGTTAAACCTTGTTGAGGCCCTGTAAATATGGCGTTAGAACCTATTCGTTCTTTAGCCATGCTTATTCGAAATAAAGCGTTACACTACCAGAGGAAGCGGAAGCACTACCACCAGCGGCAAATTGAATAGCTATTTGTAAATCAATGTTATTTACTCCAGCTAAAGGGAAAGCGACTGGGACTGTATTGAATCCTACAGCGGCGGCCGCATCGGCGGTATCCCCAGCTATTCCCATAATAGTAAAGTTCTGTTCTGACATATTAGAACCTAACAAACGGCATACTACTTGGTAGCCTTTTGCGTTGGTTGTGTCAAATGCACAATCTACACGTGAGATTCTACTAGATCCTTGTGGGACCTGAATGTTACCGAGGGATGAACTCAACATATTATCAGTTAAACTGAAATATGCTTTATCGGTAGGCGTTGCGTCAAATGTTCTTGTTATTGTTGTGGCCATCTTATAGTCTGAAGTAAAGTTTACTTCCTCCGAGTTTTAGTTGTGGAAACTGTCTTCGTGCAAATGCCCCTAATGCGGCAATACCTCCAGCAGTAACTAATGTCTTTCTTCCACTATCTGAAGCAATCATATTAATTGCGTTAGTTGATAGTGTGCTAAATGCGGCACCTAGTTGTCCGTCTGTAACGTCTTTAATGACGCCATCCATCATAATGTCACCAGCGCCGGAAGTTCCCAATGAAGTTCCGCTTACTGTTTGTCCTTTGTTTAGGTATGCGGCTATTGCTAATCCTGACGCCATACCTGTTACGCTTGGATGTGGAAGTGATTTTTTCATTTTTCTAGCTCCTATTTTAGGTAAACGTGGAACGCCACGTCGTTTGGTGGAACGGGAAGGGGAACGTGCTTGTCTCTTTGATGAGGACTTACGAGCTTTGAGTGATTGTGTATAAGATTTCT